TATGACGCGTTTTATGACGGCGACTCCGGCTCAGCCGCGCGATTTTTCTACTGTGCGAAAGCCAGCCGGAGTGAACGCAACGCTGGGCTGGAGGGGATGGAAGGTACGAAAGTGTCAAGTTGGCATTTCAAGTGCAAAAAATGTGGGCACACTTATTCGGAAAATCCATTGAAAAGCGGTTGCCATTGCGAAAATCCTGAACCTGAAATGTGGACTGGCATTTCACAAAACCACCACCCCACCGTCAAGCCAATCGAACTGATGCGCTACCTTGTTCGGCTCACGAAAACGCCAACAGGCGGCGTGGTGCTTGACCCGTTCACAGGCTCTGGCACGACTGGCATTGCTTGCGTGTTGGAAGGGCGTGAGTTTATCGGCATTGAGCGGGAGGCGGAGTATGTCGAGATTGCAGAAAAGCGGATTGCGCATTACAGGTTGCCGATATTGGAGGATGTGAATGCCAACAGCGACTGAACTTGCGATTGCGTTCAAGAAAGCCATTGATCGGCAGGACGCGGCGGCTCTCTCACGGCTCGTCAAGACGTACCGCGAATTGTACACGCGCTTATTGCCGAAGATGGACTCGCTGATTCTGGCAATGAGCAAGATGGACAAGCCGACCACAGGGCAGGTTCACAGGTTAGCGCAATACAAGTCGTTACTCAACTCGGTTGAGGAAGAACTGGCTAAGTATCAGGCGTATGTCGAGATTGAGATCCGTGCTGAAACAAGAGCGGCTGCGGAACTGGCACTCAAGCAGACGAACGCGTACCTTGCCAACTTCGGATTGGCGATGCCGCAGCGGATTAACACAGACGCGGTGCTCAATATGCTGGGTTACTTGCAGGAAGATTCACCGCTATGGAAGCGGTTGAGCCTTTACAGCGCGGACAACACAGCCAAACTGGCAGACGCGCTGACAGAAGGGGTTGCGTTTGGTTACAACCCTACCAAAGTCGCCAAGACATTTGAGCGCATTATGGGCGGTGGATTGACCGATGCAATGCGAATGACACGTACCTCAATGCTTCACACTTACCGAGATGCCTCTCACGCGCAATTCATAGCTAATCAGGACGTGGTGGACGGCTGGACATGGTGGAGCAGTAAAGACGCGTCAACCTGTATGAGTTGCCTTGCAAACCACGGCAAGGTTTATCCAAACACAGAACGCTTGAACGGACATTACAACTGCCGGTGTGTTGCAATCCCACACGTCAAGATCTGGAGCGAGCCAGAGCAGACCGGCGAAGAATGGTTTAGCACATTATCAGAGGCACAACAAAAAGAGATGATGGGTGCGCAAACTTGGGACGCCTGGAAGGGCGGGGCGTTCAAATTTGACGAGTTATCAGGGCACAGACATGATGATGTTTATGGTGACATGAACGCGCGTGTGCCGTTATGGGAATTATTAGGCGCAGAGCCGCCAATTCGTAATAAATGAACCGCGAGAGCGGAATTAATCGGAGGCAATCAAGATGACTAACGAAGACCCTAAAACCGAGATGGTTGATGTTGAGGTGCAGGACACCCCGACAGCGGTTGACGAACAGGCTGAAAAGTTTGAACCGGAACGCGCTATGGAGTTAATCCGAAAGCAGCGTGAGGAAAACAAAGCCTTGAAAAAAGCGGCATTGGAACTTGAAAAGTACAAGCAGCGTGAGGAAGAGCGCAAGAAAGCCGAGATGACAGAGTTAGAACGGCTGAAGGCGGAATACGACCAAGCGCAAGCGGAACTCAAAGCCAGTCGCTTACGCACAATGCAAATTGAGGTGGCAGCGAAGTTAGGCTTGCCTGCCGCGTTATCTGACAGGCTGAAAGGCGAGACGCTGGAAGAAATGGAAGAGGACGCGAAGGCAATTCTCGAAGTGTTGCCCAAACAAAAAGCCGCACCGAATACAGGTGCTACAAATCCAGGTGAGCAAGCCTCGAAAGAGGAAACGCGTGCACAAAAGCTAACGCGGCTCACCGGCGGTGAAGTTGACATCTGGAAGGGCGGCGGAATCAACTGGGGTCCAGACAGCCCCTTGTAAGGAGTAATACATTATGGCTGCATCAAGATATGAAGACATCAAAACACTGGTTGCGAACGTTTACGAACTCGCGCTATTCACGGCGCAGGAAGGCAACGTACTCGCACCACTGGTAACAACTTTCGGCGACTATCAGGGTCTCGCACCCCGCGTCTACGGCGAATACAGCGGCGGTACTTTTAGCGCCATCGCTGGCACTGTGGATATGACCGCTTCAACCTTCAGCGCAACCGCTGGGGGCACAATCACGCCTGCAACCTATGGTCAGCAGATTAGCCTGACTATGAACCGCATTAAGAGCGATCCTGCTGGCGCACAACGTGACGCAGGTCGTTACTTGGGCGAAACCGCTGCCGCTCACATTGATACCAACCTTGCCGGTACATTGGCTGGCTTGACCGGCGGCACTGTCGGAACTGCTGGCGGCACTTTGACTTGGGCAAACATCTTCAACGCACAAGCTATTATGCGCGGAAACAAAATCTACGGTCGTTACTCGGTCGTGATCCACCCGATGCAATGGTACTACCTGACCAGTGCGTCAACTGGCGTGCCTACTCTCATGCAGAGCGAGGATTTGAAGAACCGCTTTATGAGCGGATTTTACCAAGCGTCGCTTGACAACATGGACTTCTTCGTTGACGCGAACATCGCAGCTGGTACTGCATCAGTTGGCGCAATGTTCAGCAAGGAAGCCCTTGCTCTTGACATTCGTCAGGGGTTCACCATCAACCCGCAATGGGATGCCTCATTCGCCGGTGTCGGCGCATGGGAGCTCAACGCTTCGATGGTTTACGGCTACGGCGTATATCGCCCAACCCACGGTGTACAGCTCGTGGGCAAAGCAACCTAAAAATTGACTTGATGGGCAAGGATAGAGCGTATACCTCGAAAACGGCAGCTCCACCGCTTCCTTGCCCTATCGGAGCGCAAGCTGGAGGCTTGAAAAAGACATGAGAATCAACTGGTTTAGCAATTCACCCGCAGCCTGCACTGGTTACGGCAATCAGACGAAAATCTTTACTCCGCGATTAGCGAAACTGCTTGACAAGGGGCTTTCGATTACAGCATTCTACGGCGTGCAAAGCGGTGTACTGAATATCAACGGAATCAAAGTATATCCGAGTTTCAAACACCCTTACGGACAGGACGTTATCGGTGCACACGCTGTTTGGGATCAGGCAGACGCGGTTATTACTCTGCTCGACATTTGGGTGGTGCAGTCTGAAAACATTCCGATGCCGTGGTTCCCGTGGTTTCCGGTGGATCACGAACCAATGCCGGCTAACGTGCTGGCATCGGCAAGGAAGGCAACCAAAGGAATCGTCATGAGCAAGTTTGGCAAGCGCATGGCGGAGCAAGCAGGGCTGGATGTGTGGTACGTGCCTCACGCGGTTGATACCAAGATATTCAAGCCGTTAGACCGTGAAGAAGCACGCGATCATCTGGAATGGCCACAGGATAAGTTCATTGTTGGAATGGTCGCAGCGAACAAGGGCAATCCTTCTCGCAAGGCGTTCTATGAGCAAATTGCCGCATTTGCCGCGTTGCATCACGAACACCCCGACACGATGCTTTATCTGCATACAGATGCCGGTTTGAGCGGCGGTGACGTTGTGAACCTGCCGAAATTCATCAAACGGATGGGACTGAAACTTGGCGAGGACGTTGTGTTTTGCGATCCGTATCATTACGGTCTTGGATTTCCTGATGAGTACATGGTGGATGCCTACAATGCAATGGACGTGTTGACGAACGTAAGTCTTGGCGAGGGCTTTGGCATTCCGATTCTCGAAGCGCAGGCTTGCGGAACACCGGTGATTGTTGGCGACTGGACTTCGATGTCTGAGTTATGTTTTGCCGGTTGGAAGATTGACAAGGCAGAGGCGTTACCGGTCTATCACGACTTCTTTGACGCGTTCCAATGGCAGGCAACCACAGCGGCAATCTACGACCGATTGGAACAAGCATACGCGG